CTCAGAGCTAGACTAGCTTGAATTGCCGTTCTAAACGCTCTAATCTGGTTAGTCTTGACTTCATACCTGCAATCATCAAAGGCAAATTGCCCTCGACATCAAACAGGTTCGTTCCTAAGATCTCATAGTATTTCAACATACGAGGTATATACTTAGAAACTAAGTCTACTGATTTCTGGTCGAAATCAGCACTCTTCGATACGAAAGTATCCGGAGTGTAAGAGTATTTTAATCCGGCGGAATAATTCCAACGGTTAATTTGCTCGTTATAGCTCATGAGGTAAGTTTTACTAACACTTCTTTGTAAATCCAGGTACTTACGGTATCTCTCCTCTAAAGGAGTACCCTTAGGGTTCCACCCAAGGCCACCGAGAAACTCGGGGATATCTTCCATAAGTCGCGCCACCCGGCGCTGCCGTGGTTTAAGAAGAAGCCGCCCAGACTTTCCGATATTTCTAATGATATCCAAAAAGTTATCATCAGACATGGATCTCCATTTTGGTTGAGGCAAAACCTCACCATCCACGAAGATCTTTCCACCAAACTCTGTAAGGAGACTACTAGTTATAGTTTTACTAGGGGAAAAGGGACAGCCCATGCTTACCAAAGCTTGGGTATATCGGTTATAAAGGGTTTCATCAAGGATGACAACATCATCGCCCAAAACATAAAACATCTCCTTATGGGAGAAATTGTTCAAAGCGAATAGAAGCAACCCATGCGTTAAAGCAAACGCACCAAACGAAGGGTACAACCCCAACGGTTGGCCCTTGGTCCAGGAAAGCAGCCGACGATTACCGTCAACACCTGTGTACCACCAAGGGGATCTGGACAATTCCGTGAACAATTCAATGTAATCCTTTCGGATAAACATGGAATCCAGAACCGCTAACTGTAAGTCAAGAGGAAAATAATCCGTCGCTCCAGTTAGATCAACTGCAAAAGCAGTGCGTTTGTCGCGTAGGTGACGTTGTATGACATGATTAGGTCTATCTTGATTATGAGTGCAATCCCAGGGTAAACCCTTGAGAGCATCATATATCTGGTCACCAAAGGGTTTCAAAGCCCGTTGGAAGACTCGTCCAGGATTAGCTACAGCACGAAGCTTATAGCCAGGTTCTTGGATTAAACCAATCCGACCTACCGTAAAATGGAAAACGGCATGATC